GCGACGAGAAAATGTGAGGGTGTTCCGGGCACGAACCCACGCTGCAAGATTGGTCTTCAAAAAAGGAATGGTGGACTGCATGTGCGGCGTGGACAAACATGTCGGGACAGGGGCATTTGGGTCTGTACAAAATTTTGGAGGAGAGGGCCAAGGGAGAAAACGAACGGCGTCGTATTCTGCTACCTTGGCCATCCCTTCCTCAAAAGTGCGAGAACGAGACAACAACAGGGAAACAGCGAGGAGATAGATGCCAAGCGAAACCTTGTCGTGGTCAACAGGTGAATATTCCAAAAGAAGTGAATGGAACATTGCAACCTGCCGGTCACGCATCGTGATGGTGGATGGATAGTCGAAACAACAATGAGGGAAGTGAGTGGGGGGGGGAGCAGATGGGTCACATTGGGAGAGCCAAGACCAGAACACAAGTATGCAATTCCTACAATTAGTAGCAGGAGGAAGTGCATATTGGTCATGGGCCCAGCCTTTGGCAGTGAATCCATGTGCTGTACAAAGGGGGGGCACCTCAAAATCCATATAGGCGCGCATCATTACAGGAATGAGGCATGGTTTTGAGGTGTCGGGGAGGGGGATGTTGGGTTTGTCAAACTCAGGGGAGGGAGGAGATGGAAAAATTTCATCTTCTGGCTCACCCGCAAGTGCGACTGGTTGAGAAAAGAAACCTCTGGCTTCTTCAAGATGCTCAATCCCACCACATTTGTCAAGGCGTTGACGAAATGTGGTGGCGAAATTGCACCAATAGGAAGCTTTGAAGTCCAAAACTTTGGAAGAGAACCATTTCTGGAATTGAGCGTAACCACCAATGGTTGAAAATTGGCGATTTGTACCAGAAACAGACTCAAACTTAGCATGTGAGAAAGTTGAATAGTCACGTGGAAGGGTTGTGTCGGACATGGTCATATGGATACGAATGGGGAACCGGGCATAGACAGCTTCAGCAATACTTGCTGGAACTGCACCAATGCCTGGGAAAGTGGCCTCATTCGAAATCCAGATGACAAGTCGGGGATCAGCAAAAGTGATGTCCTTTCTCTCAAGAGATGCAGCATTGAGGCGCATGCGGTGAGTATTTATGAGAGCAAGGATACGCGAAGGAAGGGTGGCCAGGGCATCGGCGGAACCGGTAGCAGCGGTGTCGTCGATGATGAAAATCCGTTGGCCAACATACGCATCATCAAAGGAGGTGAGAGTTGGACTCCACTGATAAAAATCATTATCACGCATTTCCTCCCCGCACAGGTGCCGCCAGGCAACCCGAGCGAGAAGGTCATACGCAATCGTGGTTTTCCCGACACGTGAAGTGCCAGAAATGAAAATACCAAGCGGTTGATTAATGGAAACAGTGGATTGGTTCATGGATTTGATAGTAGTAACAAATCTATGGTATTGATCCTGAACCAGAGAATAGGCACGGGGAATTTTTGTGCCAAGAGAGAGGAGGGAAGAATCAAGGATTGGTTGATGGTCAACTATAGCAATTATCTGGGCGGGAGAAAGTTGT